AAGGAGCGGGACATATTTATGAGTTCAATCAACATGCACATTTGTCCGACGGTAATCAAATTACCAGAGGGAACTGAACTCATACCCCTCAAAGATAAGTAACCAACCAAGACCAAGGCTCTCGCATGGCCTTGGTCTATTTTTTTGCGTACACCTCACCAACCAGCCGATCTCTTACGCTCTGGGGCATGGTAGAACACGCGTCGTTGCTGTCACGCCTAGCCGCATGATGTGACGCCTCATCAGTGATCCCGACCGTCGCGACTGTAGCCTTCCACCCACCGAGTCCTTTTATCTGTCGTGGCACCCACACGTTAGCCGAGCCGTTCACGTAGTCCCACGCCAACGGATGAGCGCCCTTGCCTAGATAGATGCCACCAGCAGGATCACGCCTGACCAAGCTCGGAAGTGGCAGCACTCCCATGAGCTGACCGGCCATGTGTTCAGTCATAGCCCACGGCGGGGTATTGAAGTAGTACCAGGTCGCTGCACAGATGCCATAGAGCTTCGGACCAAACTGCGCGTAGTTCAGGTAGAGCTCCAAGATCCGTTTGTCCGTCAGAATGAAGCTGAACTCAGTAGCTAGGACGGCTTCCAGTCCCTTCCTCACTGCGTTCTGGTCCGGCCAAAGGAAGATGTTCTTCACGAGCTGCTGCGGGATGGTTGAACCGGACGGATCAGGTTTGCCGGCCACGTACGCCTTTGCCCTCGCTTGGAAGTCCTCGACATCGAATCCCCCAGGGCGGGTGCCTAGTTCCTGATCTTCATGGGCAATGGTCGCCGCCAAGATCAAGCGGCTGATGTGGTCGATTGAAACGTACTGATAAGCGACAGGCTCACCATCTTGCAACATGTAGGAAGTCCGCGGGGGAGTCCACCAGATGAATGAGAATGTGGCTATCAGACTGAGGACAACCAGGGACAGGGTTAGCTTGAATAGGAATCCGATAAAGCGTTTCATGGTCGCCCCTTAAAGCGAAATATCCCCTGTGGATTGTGGGGGAATTGGCATCTATTTTACGCTTGTTGGTAATAGTCCGCTTTTATTTTTTGCCTTGATGTGTCTAAATAGAGGCAGATATGGCAGAGCAGTCAAAACCGAAGACTACAACTCCTAAGCCACCAAAGAAGAAAGTTGGACGGCCTCTTTTTGATGGGAAAGAAGAGGCAACAGTAGTCCAGTTATTGAATGAGGCTTTTGCCCTTGGCTGTAGTGACCTTGAGGCTTGTCTATATGCGGACATAAGCAAGGCGGCGTTCTACGCCTACCAGAGCAAGCATCCTGAGTTTCTAGACCGCAAGGAGATCCTAAAAAATCGTCCTGTTCTTCAGGCTCGTAACTCCGTGATTCAAGCCATGCGTAACGATGGCAACCTGGCACTGAAGTACCTAGAGCGGAAGATGAAAGCTGAGTTCAGCACTCAACAGCAGATCGACCACACGACTAATGGCAAGGACTTACCTATGCCTATCTTGGGTGGACTAACGACACAGCCAACAGAGGTGGGTGATGAGTAAGGCGAGTGACGAATACTTGCGTGGCTACCTTGCCGCTACCAAGAACTATGCAGTCATGTCCAAGTGGCAGCTACTTCGTGTCAATCTCTGGTCGCAGGTGAGATACATCGAGGGAGTACTTCAGCGCCGCGCAAAAAAGGCTGGTGATGTACCAAGCAACAACAGCAACTCATAAGCTCCTGGCGTTGCGTAAGCGCATCAAGGGCGTAGCCGGTGGAACGTCAGCCGGCAAGACGATCTCTATCTTGCAGATCCTCATCGACAAAGCACAGTCGGACAAGACGCCGACGCTGACCTCTATAGTCTCTGAGAGTTATCCACACCTGAAGCGTGGCGCGATGCGTGACTTTCTCAACATCATGCAGGCGCACAACTACTTCAAGGATGAGAGCTGGAACAAGACCGACTCCATCTACACGTTTGAGACTGGCAGCAGGATCGAGTTCTTCAGTGCTGACCAACCGAGCAAGGTGCGCGGCCCACGTCGCGACCGGCTCTACATGAACGAGTGCAACAACATTGGCTATGAGGCCTTCGACCAGTTAGAAGTCCGTACTAAGCATGAAGTGTGGCTCGACTGGAACCCAACCAATGAGTTCTGGTGGTACGACGAGGTTGCTCCACACCGTGAGCATGACTTCATCACTCTGACCTACCTCGACAATGAAGCGCTTGATCCTCAGATTGTGGCGTCGATTGAAGCACGCAAGCACAACAAGGCATGGTGGCGCGTCTACGGCCTAGGACTCCTGGGCGAAGTTGAAGGCAAGATCTTCACTGACTGGCAGATCATTGACGAGATACCGCATGAGGCACGCCTAGAGCGCCGTGGACTGGACTTTGGCTACTCAAACGACCCGACGGCCCTGGTAGACATCTACAGCTACAACGGCGGCATCATCTTGGATGAACAGCTGTATCAAAAGGGCATGAGCAACAAGCAGATAGCAGACCTCATCAACAACCTGCCGAGCCCTAAGACGCTGGTGGTAGGTGACAGCTCAGAGCCTAAGTCGATTGACGAGCTGAGTAGCTACGGCGTGAACATCATCCCTGCCAACAAGGGCCAGGGGAGTGTGCTGCAAGGTATCCAGAAGCTACAGGACCAACGTGTCAGCATCACCAAGCGGAGTACCAACGGCATCAAGGAGTACCGCAACTACATGTGGGTCACTGATAAGGACGGCAAGATACTCAATACGCCTATCGACTTATGGAATCACTTCATGGATGCGACTAGGTACGGCAATGAAACTTTGAATCCAACGACGGTAGTTCCGACTATCAAGCAGTCAGCCTGGGTACAGCGCGCTAAAGTTCGTCGCTCTTGGTGATAATCCTATTGACTATTTGAGCGATTAGCTCATAATGAGGGCAGAAACTAAACAAGGAAACACTATGGACGGAAAAGAAGAACTATTTGAACTGTGCAAGGAAGTCTCTACAAGACTCGGATGGGCTGTCGATGAAGACAGCGACCTGACCCGCAAATGGGGCCGTGACGGTATAGGAAACCTACAGATTGAGCCTATCGGAGGCGGCATATTCTTTGGACAAGTTCCTCTCTACACCTCCGACTACCTACTAGAGAAGCTGCCATCAGAGAACAGCGAACAAATACATGCAGTCTATGGAGTTTACTTGTTGACTGGAAGCAAGTCTAAGAAGTGGGGGGCGAGCTGGGAATGTGATACTGGTCAATATGAAATAGAACACGCCGACACCCCACTCAAAGCCCTCCTAAAACTAGTCATCGCATTGGATGATGCAGGCGAGCTGAAATAATGCCCAAGTTCGTCTGTCCTTTCTGCCGTGCGGTGCTGAAACCTATCTACTCAAATAATGAAGACAGCGAAGAGACGGATATCTCGTTCAACCACGACTGTCCGATAGTCAAAGCTATCGAGGCGGGTGAGACGCCTAGCAAGAAGTAAGATATTTCACTTGCAAAAGCTCGTCCATCCTGCATATTAGTGGGTGGAGGTACATGAAATGACTAAAGCAAAACAACCTAAAACAGTAATCGACCCACAAGTAGCAGTACACGAAGCAACTCATCCTCACGAAGAGATCGTTAGCGCACTGAAGAAGAAAGACATCGTAGCGACTATCTGGGACAACCCACTAGACGACAATCTTTCATACGTGAAGCTAGACTCAGCGACTAACAACCGCCTTGTAAGCCTTCCTAACAAGGAACTAGCAGACAAAGGTATCGTTGACCGCCTAGAAGCGCTTGTAACTGATCCAGAGCACGCAGAGCGCAGCTAATCACAAAACCAGCCTAGGCAAACGTTATTTATCGTGTTACTTTTTAGATAGTAACTAAGAAGGTAATCGCAAAGAACTTTACATGGTAGGTGGCAAAAGCAAAAACAACAAAAGTACTGACAGCCTAGCTCAGGCTATGAAACGCTTTGACGACTCGTGGAACTACGCCAAACTAAACTGGCATAGCAAGTGGGACCGCGACATCCACCTATACGACAACGAGCGAGTACACGCTACCTATGAAGGGACCACCGACACGTTTGTGCCGATGGTCTTTTCTACTATTGAGACGATGGTAGCGGCGCTCTCTAATGCCTCACCTCGCTTTGAGTTCAAGTCTGGCAATCCAATGACCAAGACTGACAACAAAGCACTCAACGCTCTCATCGGTGAGTGGTGGGATGAAGACCAGTGGGATCTAGCCATTGAAGAGGGTTATCGCGAAACCCTAAACGTCGGCATGGTTGCCAACATGTTCTCTTGGGACTACGAGAACGACCGACCTCATCTTGAGTCATTCGCTATGCGTGATGCAGTGGTTGACCCGACTATCAAGAAGCCAGCCGACCTACAGAAGCCAGGTAGCTACGCAGGACGCCGCTACTTTGTCCGCAAGGGTTCACTCGACAACATCAAGGTTGTTGACACTGATCCAGAGAGCAAGACCTACGGTGAGTTGATTCCTCGCTACAAGATCGACAGCAGCGAAGGCGGCTCAAACGGTGAGCCAGATGACAAGGCCACCAAAGAGATGTTCGACGACTCTACTCTCGTCACGGCTGAGAAAGACCAGGACGAAATCATTGAGATATGGGACGTAGACCGCGTTGTGACGATCATGAACCGACGCCAAGTCATCGAGGATGAAGTCAACCCATTCAAGTACAAGCACGAGCTGAAGTTGCTCGACAAGTACACGGAGGCTGGCTATGAAGACGCCGCTACTCGTGCCAAGGCTGAAGCTAAGGGCATCGTTCCATTCTTCTTTGGCCGCAACTACCGCAAGCTCTCACTGTTCTACGCGACCAGTGAAGTCAACTCCATTGCTAAGGAACAGGAACTACTCAACGACCTGACCAACATGGAAACCGACTACATCATCAAGCAGCTTGCCCCACAGAAGGAACTTGATCCTAAGTACGCAGACTGGATCGACATGGTGACGAGCGACCCTGATGTTGTTTATCCGTTTGTTCCTGGTTCACTCGTAGACCGCGCCGTACCAGTCCTACCTAGCAACTCATTCAACAACCGCATGAACATCAAGAACGAGATCCGCGAGACGACAGCGATTGACCAGGTTGCCAAGGGCGTTCAGAACGTCAAAGACACGACTGCAACAGAGGTCAGGGCACAGCTCAACCAAAGCGGCCAACGTATCCAGAGCAAGGCCCGCATCTTTGAGAAGGACTACTTCTACTGGATGGGCTGGATTCTGGTGAAGTTCGTACAGCTCTACATCGACAAGCCAATGGTCGTAGAGATTCCTGGCGGCTCAAACATCAACAACCAGGACGCTATGGAGAAGTACGGCATCGAACTACCTCAAGGCACTGGTGTCTTTGATCCTGCTGACCTACCTGACGACTTCCAAGTACGTGTGTCACTCGACATCGACCAGCGGAACAAGGAAGCAGACCAGCAACAGCAGATGCTTACGGCTTACACGACGATCATCAACGATCCGAGCAACGCGGCTGGTGGCATCAACCTACCTGAACTCAAGAAGCGCCTGTATCCAAAGATCTTCAACCTCGACCAGGAAGACATCGACGCCATCCTGACTCCTGAAGAGCCGGCCATGGCTCCTATGGGTGCAGATCCTATGGCTGGTGGCCTACCTCCTGAGATGGGCGCACCAGTTGATCCTGCACTAGGAGCGCCAAGTGGCTTCTAAGTACAACCCGATTGACCTGGCTAACGACGCGTCACAGTTCGCTGCCTCTCGTTTTGGTAAGCACTACTTACAGCGACTCAATGACACCGTAGAGCGCGAGCTACGCGTTGCTATGGACACTAACTACAACGACAGCTTTAGGGCTCACGCAGCAACGAAGGCCGCGGCCTGCAAAGACGAGCTGGACTACTTCAAGACAGCGCAGAGCATAAAGAACAATCCTGATCTGCTTGCTCGTCTGGCTGAAAAGCTCAAGCCAAAGAAAGGAGCTGACCCCATAGTGTAGGTGTGCTGCGGCGATAAGAGGGCGGTTTTACTAATCTAAAATAAACACAACCGTCCAAAGTGTTAGCTCTCTTATCCCGGCAGCACCTCTCCATCAATAGAGAGGGGTGTTCAACATATAGGAGCAGATTCAATGGACGAATCCACAATCGACGCTGCTACTCAGGATACAGGCGAGGACTACTCACAACCTGAAGAGCTGCAAGCTGAGACGGTAACAACCGACAGCGAATCAACCGACACGACCGATCAGAATGACACGGGCGAGACTGTCGAAGAGACAACAACCTCAAGCGATGATCCAGCTGATTATTGGGCGAAGAAGGGTATCGACATCAGTACACCGGAAGGACAGGCGAAAGCCGCTAAGTCTTACCAGGAAGCTGAACGTGCGATGCACAACAACGCGCAAAAAGCTTCAGAGCTATCGAAGCAGATCAACCAGCAACCACTAAACGTCGATACGGACAACGAACTGGTACGCCAGGCACTAGAGAAATCTAGTCAGCTTGAAACGACAATGGCGGTTCAATCGTGGAAGCAAAGCAATAACATCACCCCAGAGCAAGACACAGCACTTGGTCAGTACGTCCAGAGCAATCCAGACAAGGCTTACCTACTAAAGAACGGCTTTCTTACCTTGGACGACATATACAAGATGTCGGGTGTTGGCGCGGTAGACACTTCAGCAGCAAAGAAACAGGGAGGTCAAGAAGCTCTCAACAATCTAGCTAATAAACAACGGGCTAGCGCAGTC